CGCGGTCGAGGGCCATCATGGGCGAGATCGAGGCCGGCTTCACCGAGGCGATGCAGACCCGGCACGACACGGGCCTCGCGAGCGACTTCTTCGCCGCCGGCGACGTGCGGGTCGAGGTCATCGGCGCCGCGAGCGAGCAGCTCGAGTTCCGGGAGACCTACCGCGCCCTCACCGAGCAGATCGTCTCCGTCACCGGCCTGCCGCCCTTCATGCTCGGCCTGAGCTGGGCCTCGACCGAGCGGATGTCGAGCCAGCAAAGCGAGGTGATCATCGCGGAGATCCATGACCTCCGCCGGGAACTCGAGCCCATGGTCGAGCAGCTCGTCGACCTCTGGCTCGCCCTCACCCGGCGCTCGGGGAACTACCGGGTCCGCTGGTCTGAGGTCACCCTGCAGGACCTCTCCCTGGTGGCCGAGGCTCAGTACCGCCAGGCCATGGCCCTGCGCATCGAGACCGAGGCGCTGCTCACCGCCGTCGACCGAGGCTGGATCGATGACGCCTATGCCCGCGCCCGGCTCTTCCCCGACACGGAGCCGGCGCTTCCGGTGTAATCCACTGGCCGGCCGGAACGTAGACACCTACAAGACGAGCCCCGGGAGGTTGATTGACGATGTGGCGCCTTCGGTTCCTGTTGGCCGCCGTCGCGCTGGCGGCCCTGTCCACGGTAGCCGTCGCCGATGGCGAGGCCGAGCAGGTTGAGGTCACCCCGCCCATCGAGGAGGCGTCGCCCGAAGGCGGCGCGGCCTCGGCGGATTCGCCCGATGCCCAGTTGCGAGAGGCCGTCGCGGCCCTCGAGGCGGCCCTCCTCCGGTTGCGCGAGGCGCTCAAGTCCGTCCCGGCGGAGACCGCCTACGCGGCCCTCCGCTCCCTCTCCGTCGATGGCGCGGCGACCGTGCTGCTGAACCCCACCGACAGCGACGTCGACGGCGTCGTCCGGCCCCCGCGGCTGAGCGCCGCGCCGCGCCTCATGCTCCCCCGCGACCTGCGCGTGGAGGGCGGCCCCCAGCGGAGAGCCTGGCTCGCCATGGAGCTCGACCGCGACATCGCCGTCGTGCCTGAGAACGCCGAGTTGATCCGGGAGCTTGACGCCGAGATCGTCCGGCTCACCGAGGAGGACGCCGCCGAGGGGATCAACATCGAGCGCACGATCCGCGCGATACGGCCCGCCCTCGCCGCGCGCTCCGATGACGGCGGGCCCTCGCTAGGCTGGCTCGACTCCCTCGCCGACCGCATCGCCGACATGGTCACCGAGCGGGTCCTCAAGGCCCTCGAGGAGCATGCGGCCGAAGACTAGACGACCGACCCTCTGTCCCCCTACGGCCCCGCCCAGAGAGGGCTCTCCACCATGTGGGAGAGCCCTCTCGCCGTACCTGCCCTACCGAGACTCCAGGAAGGAGGCATGGATGATCCATTCGGGATGCAAGACCATCCGCGCGGGAGGTGAGAGCCACGAGCCGAGTCAGCGCGACATGGCGCTGATCGCCGCCTACGCGGGGCGGCCCCTCGAACCCTCCGAGGTGCTCGTCCGAGCGATGGTGCTCTGCTCGGGGGAGCTGGACCGGGACTACGAGCGCTTCTCCGATGGTGTTCTCGACCAGTTCGCCGAGTCCATCCCCGGCAAGTCACTCCTCATCGGCCACCGCCGCGACGCCGCCCCCGAGGGGCTGTTCTACCGAGCCGAGGTCGTGCAGCGGCCCGGCCGCGCGCCCGCCGTGAAGGCATGGTTCTACATGCTCATCACGACCGAGAACGAGCACCTCCGCAAGCTCATGGACGCCGGCGTGGTGCGCTACACCTCCATCGGCTTCCGCTGCGAGCGCCTCACCTGCGACCTCTGCGGCCGGAACGTCCACTCCCGGGAGTGCCCCCACATCCCCGGGCGGGAGTACGACGGCCGCACCGCCACCGCCACGTGGGAGGGCTGCGCCGAGGCCGTCGAGGGCTCCCTCGTCTACCTCGGAAGCCAGCGCGAGGCGATGCTCACCAAGTGCTGGAGCGACGGCCACCCCGACGCCCTGGATGACGAAACCGCCCGCGAGAAGCTCCTCGATGTGGCCGAGGAGCTGCGGGCCGAGGTCGCCGCCCGGGACGCCGAGATCGCCCGCCTCCGGTCCCTCGCCAGCGATGGCGAGCGCTTTCGCGAGGAGCTGCGGGGCGAGGTCCGAGCCCTCTGCGCCCTGAGCGGCGACCGTGCCGCATGGGAGTTCCACCGGCCCCTCGTGGGCGCCATGGACGCGGCCAAGCTCATGGAGATCCGCGACCGGCTGCGGCTGCGGACCGCCACGAACGCGCCGCGGCCGGCGGCCCAGACGCCCGACCTCTCGCCCTACGTCACCCGCTCGTAACCCGAACCATCACCCCAAAGGAGCGATGCTCGCATGGCCACCCGCGTACTGAGCGGCGGCCCCCTCACGGGCGCCGTCACCACCTTCGCGCCAGCCTCCGCCTGGACCGACCCCGCGCCCGGCGACCTGGTGAAGCAATCGACGGGCGGCGCATACCAGCTCGCCGAGTGCGCCGACACCAACGTTCCCATCGGCGTCGTCACCGAGGTCTCCGACGACGGCGCCGTGCTCGCCGTCGAGCTCTTCACCTCGGGCGCCATCGCCCGCCTGCCCTACACGGGCAACCCCAGCCTGGGCCAACAGATCCAGGCCTCCGCCGCCACCAAGGTCAAGGGCGTCGCCTCGGGCGGCGTGGGCCTTATCGTCGGCCGCGACCTGGTGACCGGCTCCGTCGATGTCCTGTTCCTCTAGCGCGCCATCCGAAGGGATCTGCCCCATGAATGTGGTGAAGAAGCTCGACCTCGAGAAGGAGATGTACCAGGAGGCCCGGCTGAAGGGCGCCGGCTTCGAGGATCTCCTCGAGGAGCTCGACCCCTCCCTCGACTACGAGGGCACGCTTCAGAAGGCGGGGGCCTTCGCCCGCCAGCTCATGGCCCACGGCATCAAGATCCACGGCCCCACCGCCGACCCCATCGGCAAGTTCTTCGCCTCCACCTCGTCCTCGGTGCTCTTCCCCCACTATGTCGAGACCCAGGTCCGGGCGGGGATGCTCGCGGAGTCCCTCCTCCCCGAGATCACCGCCACCGAGACCTACATCGACTCCCACACCTACGACGGCGCGTGGCTCAGCGACACCGAGCCCGACCGGCAGCTCCACCGCATCGCCGAGGGCGCCCGGATCCCGACCGTGCGGCTCACCGTCTCCGACCACACGGTCAGGCTGCGGAAGTTCGGGCGGCTGCTCCACGCCAGCTACGAGGCGCTCCGGCTCCAGCGCTCCAACGTCGTCTCCGTCTGGCTGCAGCGCATCGGCGCTCAGATCGCCATCGACGAGAGCAACGAGGCCCTCTCCACCCTCATCTCCGGCGACGGGAACAGCAACGCCCTCGTCGCCACCGAGAGCGAGGTGAGCGGGACCCTGGACTATGACGAGATGGTGCGCCTCTGGCTCGCCTTCCCGGGCGGCTACCGCTGCCGGAGGATCATCGTGGGCGACACCCTGCTGCGGACCGTCCTCAACATGGATGAGTTCCAGAACCCCGCCGCGGGCTTCAGCTTCCAGGCCTCGGGCGACCTGGTGAGCCCCGTCGGCGCCAAGCTCCTCCGCTGGGGCTCCACCGCCGTGCTTCCCGCGGACTACGTCCTCGGCGTCGATGAGCGCTTCGCCCTCGAGCAGGTCACCGAGCATGGAGTCATCACCGAGGTGGACCGGCTCATCGACCGGCAGATCGAGTCCACCTCCGTCACCAAGTGGTCCGGCTTCGTGAAGCTCGACACGAGCGCGAGCCAGGCCCTCGACGTGACCCACGAGTAGGAGGCGTCCGTGGCGCTCACCACTCCCGCCGCCGTGCGGGCCGAGGGCTCCCTCTATAAGGAGCAGTTCAACCTCGCCACCGACGCGGAGCTCGACGCCCTCCTGGCCGAGCGGATCGCCGAGGCGTCGGCGGAGGTCCTGACCCTCATCGGGGCCGAGACCTACGCCTCGGGCGACGCCACCCTCCGGCGGGTGCTCACCACCGCCGAGACCTACCTGGCTACGGCCAAGGCCTTCCAGACCATCCTGAACCTGATGGCCACCTGGGACGCCGAGGCCCTGCCCACGGAGTTCATCGACCGCGAGGAGCTGCCCGAGATCATCCTCCGGTACCGGCGCATGGCCCTGGGGCTCCTCGAGCCCCACCTCGCCGGCGCACAGCCCGGCCCCCGGCCCTATCTGGCCGGACGGTCCATCCGCGTCTAGGGACGCGCACCCCTGAGGAGGTGAGGCGCCTTGCCGCGCAAGTCGGGCAAGCACGCCACCGTGAGCATCGGCAGTTACACCGGCGCGGACCTCTACAGCGTGGAGGTCCGCATGACCGCGGACATCATCGACGTGACGGCCCTGGGCGATGACTGGGCCGTCCAGATCCCGGGCGTGGGGCGGTGGGAGGTGCGGGCGGAGAAGTACTACGCGTCCGAGGCTTTCCTCTCGCTCCTCGCGGACACCCCCGGCGGCGCGGCCGTCGCGGTCCAGGTGAAGGACGGCGACGGCAACACGGTCTTCGCGGGCACGGGCTGGGTGAGCGAGGGCAGCTTCTCGATCCCGAACGAGGCGGTGACGGAGACGATCGTGCTCCAGGGCACCGGCCCGCCGACGACGCCGTAAGGGCGGCGTTTTCACCGCTCCCCCGCGCGCCGACCGCCGCGGGGGAGCCGACCCCTTCCGCATCACCACTCCGAAAGGAAACACCATGGCACTCCTCTCCACCGACGACCTCGAGACCATCGACGCCATCCAGCGCGAGCCCATGGAGGTGTGGGGCGGCCGGACCCTCTGGGTCTGGGGCCTCTCCTTCCGCCAGTTCACCCGGCTCCTCAGCGAGGCCCAGCGGCCCGACGCCGACGGCCGCCTCCGCTTCGACCCCGAGCGGTACGCCCTCTGCCGCGTGATAGAATGTGTCCGCGACGGCGGGGGGAGCGATGCCCGCCCCCTCTTCCGGCGCGACGCCCACTACGAGTGGCTCGCCAACCAGGACGCCGGCACCATCGACGCCATCGTGCGGCGCTCCATGCGGCTGTCGGGCGAGACGGAGGAGCCGTCGGGCCCGGACCCTACCACGGCCAGCCCGTAGCCCTCGGCCAGCGAGCCACCGCCTTCGCCGTCCGCCACCTGGGGAGACTGCCTCGGGAGGTGCGGGCGCCCTTGCGGGAGGTCTTGGCGGCTATGGCGTGTACATGCGGATAGACGGAGGACACATGAGCGCCGACCCCATCCCCGAGAGCCTCACCGCCCTGCCCGAGTCCGACCGCGGCCGGGTCGAGCGCGTCGAGACCGTCGCCATCGACGGGCGCGAGGTTCCGCGGCTCGTCGGCGAGTACTGGGCGGCGACCCAGCGGCAGTCGCACTCGCTCCACGAGGTCTCCTACCGGGCGTGCTTCAAGGCGGAGCTGCCCCGGTTCTTCATCGAGCGCTGGTCCCAGCCGGGCGACGTCGTCTACGACCCCTTCATGGGCCGAGGCACCACCCTCCTGGAGGCGGCCCTCCATGGCCGCGTGCCCCTCGGCAACGACGTGAACCCCCTGGCCGGCATCCTCCTGCGGCCCCGCCTCGACCCACCCGGGCTCCGGGAGGTTCAGGCGCGGCTCGCCGAGATCGAGTGGGACCGGGCCGTGGAGGTCGAACTCGACCTCTCCATGTTCTACCACCCCGAGACCCTGGCGGAGATCGCCGCCCTCCGGGCCCATCTCCTCGGGCGGGAGCGGGAGGGGCGGCTCGACGCGGCAGACCGGTGGATCCGCATGGTCGCCACGAACCGCCTGACGGGCCACTCCCCGGGGTTCTTCTCGGTCTACACCATGCCGCCGAATCAGGCCGTCACCGCCGAGGCCCAGGCGAAGATCAACGAGCGCCGGGGCCAGCGGCCCGCCGACGCCTACAAGGACGTGCGCGCCCTGATCCTCCGCAAGTCCAGGGCGCTGCTCCGTGACCTCACGCCCGCGGATCGGGCCTGGCTCGCCGAGGTCGCCCCGAGGGCCCGGGTCCTCTGCGGCGACGCGCGCGAGACGCGGGAGATCGCCGACGGCTCCGTCGCCCTCGTCGTCACCTCGCCGCCCTTCCTGAACGTGGTGCAGTACGCGAAGGACAACTGGCTGCGCTGCTGGTTCAACGGGATCGACGCCCAGGCGGTGGCGGCGGGCATCACCTCGCCGCGCTCCCTCGAGGAGTGGTCGGGCGCGATGCTCGGAGCGCTCCGGGAGCTTCGCCGCGTCGTCCGGCCCGGCGGCTGGGTCGCCTTCGAGGTGGGCGATGTGGATGGCGGCCGGCTGCTTCTCGATGAGGTCATCGCGCCCTTGGGCGAGGAGGCGGGCCTGGTCTGCGAGGCCATCCTCGTCAACGAGCAGGAGTTCACGAAGACCGCGAACTGCTGGGGCGTGCGGAACAACCGGAAGGGCACGAACACGAACCGCATCGTGCTGCTGACGCGGCAGTAGGCCGC